GCTTGAGCTCTGGAAAGTCCTTGAAGAGGTCCGGATATTTGGCTTTGATTGCCTTGACAGTTGGACGTCCAGACTCATCACGTTCGACCTCCTTCTTTCCTTTCTTCTCTTTTTCCTCGTCCTCCTCATCTTCTTTTTCTTCGTCGTCCTCTTTTTCTTCCTCCTCCTCATCTACTTCTTCCTCTTCATCTTCCTCCTTCTTTTCCTTCTTTTCTTTCTTCTCTCCCTCCTCTTCTCCAGATTCCTCCCCATCATCCTCTCCATCAGTTGTATCGTCAGAAAGATCAGCTAAATCGCGAGAGAGGTCATCTGTATCATCGTTTTGTGCGCCACCGCCAGTTCCAGCGTCGGGAACGTCGAGGAGAGGAAATAGAAACATCGTAAGCTCCTACTTGATTAGAGATACACTTTGAATAATGCCGACTGCATCAGGATGACGCTTTTGCCATCGAGATAAATCTTGAACTGCGAATCTCTCACTCTCATAAGCTCCGACAATCCAAGCCTTATTTGTCAGCGCAGTAAAAGTATCAAAATCGTTAGAGAAAGCCAAAATAATGTATATCTTCATGACATCATAGGCTGAACGTCACCAATATGGTCAGGTGGTGGCAGATTTGGTTTCTCCGGTGGCGCACTAGAAGGGCCAGGAGAAGGCATAGGCATAGGTGGGGGCTGCATAGTCATGAGATGTTCTTTAAGATGAGCTAGAACATTCGCATAGCCAGCAGGATTGTTATTTTTAGCGTCTTGACCTACCTCAGATTTAAGCCAGGCACGACAAACTTCAGCCTCAACTGCGTTATTGTCTAGTTCTGGTGTGATAGGAACACTAGAGATCGGTCCCATTGGTCCCATCGAAGGCTCAGACGTTATAAGTAGAGCTATTTCCATTAGTTGTTTATTTCTATCGTCATCTCCAGGTATATAGAGGTCTGGTAGACCGATTAAAGCTGCAACCATAGAAGCATTCTCCGGATGAGAGAGGACTGCCGCTATAGCCGGGTCTTTCATCTGCATCAGGTTCATCAAGACGTCGCGTTTCTGAGTCCATGAGACTGGGAGAGCCTCGGAAATCTCAGGTAAAACGTCGCCTACATCCCCAGAAAGCTCAACCTTGCGAATCCAGACGTTAAGGAAGTTAGATCCTTGAGCCTTAACAAATGACTCGTCAGATATCATGTTGCGCGCGAATGACCGAGTAGCTTTCCCCATCACGTCTGCCCACCAGTATTGCAAGATGAGCCAGACAGTTGATAGTCTCTGTAACGCCGAACTCTTACTCATCTCGTATTCGCGAGCCGTATTAGATCCCTCAGCTAGTGTCCCTCCATATACTGATGGATAGGTTCCCATGACGTATTGAGTAGTTGTAGTCATGCGATCTGCGAAGAGCTCAACTTCTCTGGACAAAGTCGCTGGCTTCATCTCGTAGAAACCAGCAGCTAGATTCATCCCGGAAGGAGCAGTCGCAGGGGAAATTTGACCCGGACGAGCCTCTTGCTGTTGGTAGGCATCAAAGTCCAGAACGCGAGTATCAGCAAAGACTTCACCGATACCAAACTCAATTGTCTCAAGAGTTAGATTTGCAAGCTCATTAGTTATATCTTGTAGAGGAACCATCGGCGTCCCGATTGGCTCAGCGTGTAGATTCTCGGCTAGCGGATGTTCAGTGAGAGTCCAGTGGTCATCGAGTTTATCGCCGACGATCTCACAAAGCAAGTCGTCATTGATGATAACAGCATAGAGGCCATCTGGATATTTAGATAGAGCTACGAATTCATCATCTTCTTCCATGTAGTATCTGTAGGCTATAGGTCTAAGCCAGCATCTCTTAACAGTGCATAGATCTCTTGGAAAGTCTCCTTTGTAATTGGTTGGGACTCGTGCGCTCCGGTCCCAATTATCAGGAGCAGCTATAGCTTGGATCTGATTAGCATACTCAGGATAAATCTCGCGCATTAGAAAGATTGATTCCTCAGTTTCAAGAATTAGGAGTGGACAGGCGGCTTGGTCGCGCGCCCACATCGGGATCTTGACGTTCAGAGGACCATAGACTTCTAGAACTTCTCTATTTTTACTTCTTTTCGTCGTGCCAGTTAGTTCCTGGGTCATTCTTGGAGTGTCTTCATTCTCCATCTGACCCTGATAGCCACAATTTGGACATTGACCCATCTGTGCTGGTGGAGTAGAAGGTAGTGGCGCATTGATGTCTGGTTTATAGCTCTCTTGACCTTGACTTAGCCCACATGACGGACAGTAGTGCTCCCTATCCATCATGAGTGAATCAGTATATTCAGGAATCTCTATCTGACCAAATCGCGAATCTGTTTTATTTTCGTTATAGCAGGCAACCAGACCTTGATTATAGAGAATGAAAACTGCTTTCATCAAGAGTAGTTGCGCTTTGTTATGCCTTTGGATAAGCTCGGTGATGCGCGAAAACGCCTTAGATGATACTACATCCTCTTCGTCGTCAGCGTCTTTAGGGAAAAACCTGACGCTAGGAGTGCTGGAGGTAAGAGCGCCGATATAAACTTCGCCGGTAGCCTTATAAACGTTGACTATCTTTGCATACATAGAGGGGTCGATGTCAGATTGCGGATCGTCTTTAAGATCTTCAACCGTCAACCAATCCTTCGCAGACGTAGATTCCCATAGATACTGAATGCTATTCCAATAGAGTATGTGTTTGCGCCACTTGAGCATCTGTTGGTGGCGCGCAAACTGATCCCCCATCTCAAAGTTTTCGATTATTCGTAGTATACCTTTTCCGCAGTCTGTATTCTTTAGTTCGATAGGTTCAGTCAGACCGCTCGCTGTTTGTTTAGACGTAGTAAGCGTAGGATCTAAAACGTCAGCCATTTATTTTGACGTCTTTCTCAAGCTCTTTTGCTTTCTCTTTCCAGTAGTTTTGTTTATCTTCGGCTTCTTTTCTCGCTGCAACTGCCGACCAAGCTTGACGAGCGACGCGAATAGGTCTGGTCTCTCCCTTTGTGGCTTCTCTAGGTTGCTCAGGTTGGTGTAGAATTGACTCAAGCGCCTTCTCAGCTGTAGACTTATATGCTTGAAATATCTCATCGTAACGCCTTTGCATCTCTTCTCGCTCAGCGCGCGCCTTGATGAGTTCATAGATAAGTTGCTTCCTATTTAGACCCCAAAAACTGCTTGAAGGATCTAAAACTTTGCTCCTCACGTTTCTTATGGTATTGTTTTCTACCTCTTGATCTAATCTTATTACATTCTTTACAGTATCGTCGACCCTGAAGAACATACGTATTTTCTGAAGTATACTTGTGACCTTGTGAACAGTGTGTTTTAGTTTCATTGTAAGTCTTCCTACCGTTTTTGTAGCTATCGATAAGATTATCGCTGCTAGATCCCTCATAGATATGAGCTGCCTCGATACATAACTTATTATTGCAGCCATGACAAGCTAAAAAGCCTGTCCTAATCTCCCGACCTAGTTTTTGCTCTAGGACTATTCTAGCTACATGGACACCATTTATTCCTTTATATCTAGTATTAGGTCTTTGAGTAGCATTAGTAAATTTACATGGCACGGTAAGGTCTAAGCCTAGTTCTATGTCTTGCAACTGATCGAGGTTTGTTTGTATGTTTTGATTCATAACGACTCATCTCCCTATAATATGTATTCCAATCCTGCGTCTTACCTAACCGCTCAACAATTTTCCCGAGCTCTGTATGTTTAGCGTGTTGCTTTACCGATAGGTTACAGTAGTCATCTATTTTCTTAATAAGATAGCGAGCCCCATCGTATGCATCGTCTCCGACGAACTCGGCAACATCCTCCTTTTTAATATTCCCTTTACCGTCATCTTCAGGGTAAACACAGGCAGGGATAACCTTTCTAAATTCTTCACAGCACTCGCAGACCTGTAGTCTAGGTAGATTAGTTTCAGCATCTTCAGGAGTATAGAGATCAACATATTCCTTATAGGCAGCGGGTCCGTTGTTTCTTAGTATCCTAAACGCAAGAGCCTCGTCGAACGGACCTTCAGGAGTGAACGAAGGAGGTCTCGGCTTCCACCTGAGAAACTCATGCATCAACTCCTTTCCACCTATTCGATCGTTATCGGCACGCTCAAAAGGAAGTCCGGTCGCTTCTATGATCTGCTCGGCAATAGTTTTTTCTTCCCCCCGATGACCCCACGCTGAGGGATCAAGGACCGCAGATACGATGGATTCTTTTTCATGTTGACAGATCCTTGCGACTTCTGCGCCCCAAACGGAAATGAGTGTTTTTTGCCAAACTTTTTCACGATATAAGACCGCCCTTCTGTCTGGAAGAACTGCAGCCCACCCTACCCACGTCTGCCCAGGACTAAATCCCCAATCGCACGCAATGATCTTAGGAGTATATGGAGTAGGCAAAAAATTCGCAATAACATGAGAGGCGCAAGGAGGCTCATCTGGGAAGGCGATCCCAAAGAAATGATCTCTCCATTCCGCAAAGACTTGTCCAGCAAATGTCCACCAATCGCCGAGAACCTTGGCTCTGTAGTCGGCTTCGTTGAGAATTTTAAGACGTTTGAAGTAGCCTGGATCTTTCGTGAGTAGATGTGGATTATCTTTGACCGTCGCCTTGATGAAGGCTCGATAGGTCTCACTCTCTGGGTCGTATTGAAGCGACTTGCCGAGACCTTGAGGATCATGCTCTACGAATCTTTTGCGAACCCAAAGATGACCAATGTTGCCAGGATTAGATGCGCTCCGTATGATTGGAGGTATCCCAGATACAAGAGACCGAACACGGGACGTAAGATAAGTATAAACAGGATGAGCCAGATGCGTAAGTTCATCAAAGCCCATATATTGATATTCGATAGTGTCATGATCCCAGGCTTCCTTTAAGTTGGATACATATGAGAACTTGATTCGTGCGCCACTGGGGAATGTCGCTGTATGCTTCTGAGAATCATATGTAGCACCAAGTAGTCTATAAATAGGAACAGCACGAAGGATAAGGGAGGCTTCAAGCTGGGGAAAAGTTTCTCGAAATAGAACACCATGAAAGCCGGGATGCTCGTGGAAGCCATAGACAATAGGAAGCATATAGAGGAGTTCGCTTTTTCCTCCTCCAACTGCACCTCCGTAGAGAGCTTCAAAGACAGTGAATGGGAGCCTAACGACCTGCTCTTGTTTCGCTGTTGGTTTCCACTCACGTTCGACTCTATTTACGACTTGAACTGGCATTGATTCGTATCATGGATCTAGCAACGGTGTTCGCGGCTAACGGATGAATATGAGAACTACCAAATAGACTGACAGCGTGATACATGAGGCGCGCACGAATCGGCGATACACCACAGGATAAAAGAGCCTCTAGAAAGATTTTATCGGCCCAGTCTTTCACTAGCTCGACTCTGTAGGTTCCCGCATCTATCGAGTCTCTAGTTACAAGGGCGTGACCATACGCAGCATCGTGTATGACAGCAGCAGGGTCGTAGTTGTCGACTGGAGGATAAATAGACCAGAAGAATCTAGGTATAGAGGCGAAGTCGGTCTGGAAACCACGTGGCGCGATAAAGTAACCGTCTAGAATGACAGTGTGATAAACAAGATCGTCGATAAGGAGCCAGCGTTGATCTCCTATCTTCTTTACGCATAGCGAGGTCACAAAACCCATCTAAGACTTCCACGTCCTAAAGAGTTCTATGCCTACCTTGTCCTCACCAGTCCACTCATGCTCGAAGCCACCTGTGAGCTTCCAAGATTTATCGGCACCAAGCTGCATGGAGACTACGAACTTCGCTCCCTCAGCCGTGACGATTCCGCCGATTGCTTTATTGTGATTTTCGTCTATAGGAGGGAGAGCCTCAGCGACCATCTTCTCTAACGCGTCGCGCGCAAACATAGTCTTTGCGCTAAAGGCCACGTTTGAGGATCTCCTGGATTAGAGGAGGAATAGATTTCTCGGCACCTTGTCTCATGCTGATTAGTGTATCATTTATTTGTTTGATGGCAGCGAGGATTTGAGTGTTATTGTTATTGATGACTTGTATGAGATCATCGATTGTGGCTTGGTGTTCAGGATTAGGTAAGTCTTGAGATATAGGATGGCCTTCAACGATATGAACTTGCTCTACATCGAGATCAGAAGATTGTGGTGGCGCCCATGTTCCATTCCCGACGTTGTCGCCTAAGAACTCCTGCCATGCAGGGCGCGCATTTTGTGTCCCCTTAGCGATGATAATATCGACGATGGTTTTCTTAGTGAAGTCGTCTTTGACGTTGAGATAGGTCAGAGCGTCAAGGTTGAGCGAGCCATCGTTTTTCCGTTTTCTCCCCCATCTCAACTCACCATCAAGAGAGTTGAGTCTATGCGCCACCTGATCTACGAAGCGACCAGGGTCGTCGTGGATGAGGGTTGGATAGTTTTGGTCTACTTGAACGACGACGTCGAAGGCGTTTCTATACATCTCTTTTCTTGATCAGGTAGCAGACCTTGTCGCCTGAGATAACACCACCAGATGAGCCACGTAGATCGAAAGTCTCCCGACCGTCAATATAAAAGAATTCGGCATCGGGATACTCTATTTTAGCTCTAGCTATTAAGGCCCTTATTTCATCGTGTGACGTATGTAAAGCGAACTTAAAACAGTAGGATGGCCAAGCTTTAGATTCAGGCTGTATTTCCATCTTGTTTAGTATTCTATGTATATGTCTTACCAGAATAAGAAACTCATCAGGATATGTAATTATATCCGTAAGTCCCATATCGCCAGTCTCTAGGTTAGATGTGCTCATAGGCCCGTCTGCGCCTTAAGAGGCGGCGTCACCTCTTACCAAATCTAGATGATGATAGAGATGTAGATTTAGACTTACCAAACCGCTTGAGACTCGAAGCATACTCCGACTTACCAGCCTCAGCCGCGCGCTTCTCAGATAGCATGATGGCGATGGCCTGTTTTCTATTCTTGACTGTCTTTCCACCTTTACCGGAACGGAGAGATCCAGCCTTCCACTTTCCCATCACTTCATTCCACGGCATGAATCCCTCCTTTCCTTCTTTGTGAGCCCCGTTGCACGTGTCCCACGATGGGGAGTTAAGTTGTCAGGCTTGAGTTACTAGATTCTCACCTCCCTCCCTTAAAGGCGGACTAAATTTATCCGGTCCCGACTTATCATTGAGGACCTTGCGCGCCACGAACTCGTCGTATGGGATGATGTCCTTGCGACCGATGTTCTTGGCCATGAGCTCGAAAGTAGGACAGGGAATGACGACTCGAGTCGTGGAGAGATCGAGGATGAAGTCACCACTCATCGCCTTGACTTCACCTCGACCAGTCTCGACGTTGAGCATGCCGATGCCGATATATTGTCTCGCGCGCGTCGCAACTCCGTTCAGATCGAAGTCGAACGCTTCCGTTGGACTTGGGATGTCGACTGATGTCGGTGGCGCATCAGACTGTATCTCTGGCTTCTTCACCAATTCTTCTGTTTTCTCCATCTTGGCCATGATCCCTCCTCTCAATGACAAGGATATCGATAGCTCTAGGACAGTCTTGCTTTACCTGATTCAACGTCGTCCCGAAAGAGACTCGAGACCTCAGTACAAGTTCCCTGAAGTCCGGCGATTCAATCGCGAGTCCCGTCCAGTGAAAATAGTAATTCTGGCCGTCATCTCCAGCGATGAATCCAAAACCCTTACCGAGTGATCTAATAGCTCCAGTCATTCTTTCCATTGTAGACTCCTATCTTTTTTCTGTTGGTCTAGTCTGCTGCTGTTGTTGGATCTGGATACGAATATCGTCGATGAAGCGATGGTCTAGATATAGGTGATATAGGCTTAGATAGAGAGCTGCGCTCAGAAGTCCAGTTACTATTCCAATCGCCCATGCCCTACTCGATATCATAGTCTAATAACCAACACACCCATAAGCAATTACGTCACCGGCAGTAAACGCAGTTGCAGAGACTATTAGAGTAGTAGTTGTTGATATCGCTTTAGTCCCCATCAACGTCGATTCATCAGTCGCCCAACAGGATGGAGCATTTGTAAAGGCAGTCCCGAATGTAATGGTGCATGATGTCCCGGATGTAGCACCGACTGTAATCTTTCCTGCCGAATCAGAACCAGTTATAGATGCCGCAGATGTCCCACATGAGTTAGCGGAGGTATTGGCTACAGTTGGGACAGTTCCTCCCCCTATTAGATGTCTGAGCTTTAGATCTCTACAGTTAGACGCAGTAGAGCAGGCAGTCCCGTTGTTAATTTCAACTACTCCAGCAGCGTTTCTGACTATCCCTGTATCTGCTGCTGTGTCGGAACCACTAGATGAAGCCCAACTCTGTATCTGAGCTGCTGGATGGTTGATCTTTGCATAGGTATGTCTTACGAACTCTCCATCCCCATTAGCAAAGACCAGCATCTTACTATCGTTTGCGACGATATGAGTCCCTGTAGTTCCAGCATATAGGTAAACGTCGACGTCGCCAGCAGACCTCCCAAAAATGACTAGCTCAGCTGTCCCCCATAAAGATCCGGCCGTCCCACCATTCCAATCTCCACCTATAACCAGATTCCCGAATTTATTGACACCAAAGACCTCAGTGCCTCCAATCTGCAAATCCATTAAGAGATTAGCACTCCCAGTGGTAGATAAAGTATCAGTGATGTTGGCCTTGAGTGCCGTAAACCGAACTGCACTACTATTCCACGTCTGACTCACGTTAATAAGTGGTGTATCTGTCGTAATAGTCGCACCAGTCCCTGTTAATGGAGCAGATGCAGCACCCCCAACCGTCGCCCAACTCACAGCACCAGAGCCGTTTGTTTGTAAGACTTGGTTAGACGTTCCATCGGTCCCAGGTAGAGTATAGGCACCTATCGTTATCCCTGTCGTAAATGTAGGACTAGTCCCAAATACAAGCGCACCTGTCCCTGTCTCATTCGTTATCGCGCTAGCCAAATTAGCAGACGATGGAGTAGCAAGGAATGTAGCGACGCCTGTCCCTAATCCACTCACGCCAGTAGATATAGGTAGACCCGTCGCATTCGTCAGGGCCGCATAGACGTTGGAGACTCTATGGGATGAATCGCCGATCGCAAGTGTGTTGTCTGTAAAGGGTCTAAGAAGTCCAGAAGTCGCTATCTGCCACCTTGATGCGCCACCAGCAGCGAAGTAGATTCCATTTGGTGCAGTCGCCTCAGCAGCTAGAATTATGTCCCTCGCCGTCCCCCC